CAACCAACCAAAAGGAAAATTACAATGATTAACGAATTGAAAATCACAAACCATACAAAAACGGGTAAGCTTGCGGGTTTCAAGTCACTAAACACAAGCGTTGAGAAAAACGCCTATTGCTCTAAGATGCGGGCAAAAGACTCTATTTGTCAAAGTTGTTATGCCGCTAATATGGAAAAAGCATATAAAGGTTTACGGAATAACATTCAATCTAACAGTGATATGCTTTCAAGCCGTATATTAGAGACTTACGAGTTGCCTAGGATTAATGAGTTAGCTTTTAGATTTCATAGTACGGGCGAGTTAATTAATGAAACCCATTTGATAAACTTTATCAACATAGCCCTTGATAATCCACGTACACGTTTTGTATTATGGACAAAGCGAAATGACATAGTGCAAAAGACATTAGCAAAACGTAGCTTGCCTGACAATTTTAAGCTAATTTTTTCTAATGCCAAGATAGATAGTAAGGATATCAAGCCGCCAAAACATTTCATAAAAGTTTTTAGCGTGTATAGTAAGAAAAACCCTACAGATGCAGCTATCAATTGCCACTCAAAATGCCAAGATTGTATGTTGTGTTATAGTGATAACGACATTTCTAATATCAGAGAACTAATCAAGTAGTAAAACAACCAAGAGGGTAAATGCGCTTATATCGAAACCTATGGCGCAAGAGACTATACTTGTGATATGATGCCTAACAAATACATAATAGAGAGAGTAAAATGAAAACACTAGAACAGATAAAAAAAGAAAAAGAAGAGATTGAGCGACGCTTGTTGTTCTTACAGCATAAAGATAGGCACACACGTGATGACAAGCAAGCGTGTTACGATATGAACCAAGCTATTATTAAACTAGCTGCAGAGATTAATAAGGGGTTAAACAAATGAAAACATTTAACAGTGAGGAACTTAATGGGTTATTAGAACAACATAAATTGTGGTTAAGTGATAGCGCCAAAGGTAAACGCGCTGATTTAAAAGATGCTGATTTAAGAAATGCTAATTTAATTGATGCTAATTTAAGTAATGTTAATTTGAATGGTTGTATAGGTAACGGAAGTGAGATTCAATCTATACAAACTACAAAATATTTAATAAACATAACTAAAGAGGATATTCAAATAGGTTGCGAAAGGCACACAATAGAGACTTGGCTATCTTTTTCAGACAATGTTATTCAGGATATGGACAGAGGAGCTTTGGATTGGTGGAAAATGTACAAACCTATTATTACAGCCTTATTGAATGTTAAGTTAGGTTAGTTTAGGTTGTAGTATAACAACGCCTTAGAAAGGCACACAGAGGGCTTAAACATGATAAATAAACAAACAATTAGAAACAAAAAACTACGTATCATTGAACAAATAGACCGAGCTTTGATTGTATTAGATAGGGAAGAGTCGGGTTATGATTATATAGTTGATACAATATCAGTGATGCAGCTACAAACAATCAAAGGGGAACTGTTCGATGAGATATGGTATCTAGAAAACAGACCGCAAAAGTTTACTGTTAATAGGGGAAAATAAATTATGGAATTACAGGAAGAACTATACGAATTAGATGTACCAGTTTACGAAGATGATAATTATTTGAATCAGTTTTACTGGGAGGAGATAGAGTACGAAGAAATAAATTTGACAAACTATGGAAAATAGTATAAAATAAATTTTCTTATTTGTATTATTATTATTAGGAATTAATTAATTATTATGAATAACCAAGAACAGAGAGAGAGGGGACAACTGAGCCACAAAATCCCTTGTCCTGATTGCGGAAGCGGGGATGGCAACCAAGTATATAATTACGACAATCAACCAAGTGATAGCTATTGCTTTGCTTGTCAGACTTACTTCCCACCTATTAACAATGTAACTAGAATAAAACCTAATAAACAAAAGGTTGAGAAGATGAGTATAGATTTTGATAAACTTCCCTTTCGTGAACTATCAGATAGGGGTATAAGACAAGAGATAGCAGAACTTTATAATGTTATGGTGGCATTGAGTGAGGTAGATGGTAAGACAATTACCCATCATTACTATCCAGACACTAAGAATGGAGAGGTAACAGGTTATGAAGTTAGAGAGGTAGCAACCAAGGATTTTAAAGCAGTTGGTGATAGAAAGGGTGCTGTTGACCTATGGGGTAAAAGCCTAGCTAGTAAGAACGGTAGTAATAAACTGTTCATTACGGAAGGCAGGTGCGATGCTATGGCATTGTATCAAGTTATTACGGATAACACGCCCAGCAAGTACAAACAATACCTTCCTTCGGTAGTATCACTAACACGTGGTGCGTCATCCGCCTTGAAGGATATGGTTAATAATAGGGACTTTGTAGAGAAGTATAATGAGGTTATCCTGGTTTTAGATAATGATGAGGCTGGGAACAAAGCCACAAAGGACATTATTAAATCTTTTCCATTGTTTAAGGTCGCAAGCCTACCATTAAAAGATGCTAATGATATGCTGTTAGCCGACAGAGGAAAGGAGTTATATCAAGCAGCAGTGTGGGATAGTAAGCCTATCAGACAAGGTGAGGTCTTAGACATTGAGGACTTTATCGACAAGGCACTTGAACAGCCCAAGATGGGTATCAGCTTTCCATGGGCTACAGTTACAAGGGCTTGTTTTGGTATCAGACCTAACACCATCCATATAGTAGGAGCAGCACCTAAGATTGGTAAGACAGACCACCAGCACCAGTTAGTAGAACATCTGGTTTATAGTGAGAGTCAGAACGTAGGTATGTTTGACCTTGAGAACGCACCAGCTAAGACAGCTAAGAAGTTAGCAGGGAAGCATGACAGGATAGACTATTCAAGACCTGATGTTAGCTATGACCCTGAAATGCTAAAGCATACGTTACTATCAATGCAAGGTAAGGTGAGGTTCTATGATAGAAGTGCAAGCCGTGATTGGCAAGATATAAGAATAGCTATGGAAGAGATGCACTTGCTAGATGGTATTAACATATTTATACTAGACCCACTCACTGCATTGGTCAGTATGTTTACAGCTAGTGAAGCGAATGATAAACTAAACGAGATAATGACAGACATGGCAGACTTAGTAATGAAATATCCAATCACTATATTTTGTTATAGTCACGTTAATCCTAAGCCTAAAGGTTCACGTTCACATGAGCAAGGTGGTAGAGTATTAAGTCATGAGTTTACAGGCAGTAGAGCTATGGAGAAGTGGGCGCATTATGGTCATGGTATAAGCAGGGACAGAAGCCCTGATTGTCCTGAAGAGAAGCATAACATTAGTGAGTTTTATATGCTATTTGATAGAGATTTTGGACAGAGTTATAGTTGTGATGTGTACTTCGATGAGAAGACAATCACGTATTTAGAAGTATGATGTTTGGGTATATAGGGCGCGAAAGAAAAAAGTATGGAAGATGTTTGGGTATAGGGGGACGTTATGAGTTTTCAACGAGACTTAAAGAAGGGAGAAGCGATAGAGTTGGAGGTACTTGATATTATAAAAAACAAGTACCCAGATGCTTACAAGGTGGAGGGCTACTGCAAAGACTGGGACTTATACATACCTAGTATAAAGCAGGGTGTCGAGGTTAAGTATGACATTAAGTCCCAAGAGACTGGGAACATCGTAGTAGAAGTGGAGTTTAACGGCAAGCCTTCTGCCCTATCCACAACTAAAGCCTATAGGTGGGTGTTCCACACAGGTGATAAGATAATAGTAACGACACCAGAAAGGTTACACAAACTTATTAAAGATAGTAAACTTAGGTTAGTTTCATTCGTAGGTAAGGGTGACAGGCATAGCAAAAAAGCCTATCTTATAAAGGTAGATTTGATAGTTGGCACAAGCATAAAGGTTTTGTAATGAATTACGTATTTGACATTGAAGCAAATGGCTTAAACCCAGACAAGATACATTGTATGGTGGCTAATGGTAAGCAGGTACAAAAAGACTTCTTTGTTAATCTAACAGAAGATGATGTACTTATCGGGCATAACA